TTCTAAGATAACAATCGAGGAGTTGCTTAAGGGCGACGTCAAAGAGTATGGACATTTGTTTCCAGATTGTGGTCGGATTCCCAAGGTACGTAAACATATCTTTACAGATTTGAAGCAATCGAAAGACACATTAGACCAAGTTGTTTTAGGTCACATGCTCAATCTTGATTATATTGGGTGGACCACAAAGGTGTTGTTGAATATTGATCTATTCCCTATCCAGATTGCCATGTTGCAGATGTTGTGGAACAATACATTTCCTATGTTAGTCGCAAGCCGCGGAGGCTCCAAAACTTATGTTCTTGCTGTATATTCTATACTTAGGGCTTTGCTCGATCCTGGTTCTAAAATCGTTATTGTGGGAGCGGGCTTGAGACAAGCAAAATTGGTTTTCAATTATATAGAAACAATTTGGAATGATTCTCCCATTTTGAGGGATATAGTCGGTTGGGGCAAGAATGCTGGACCGAGACAAAATGTCGACTTGTGCTACTTCAAGGTTGGGACAAGTATTGTGTACGCGATTCCTTTGGGGGACGGATGCAGTGACACTTTAACTTGTGTTACCTACGATGATGGATTCGGAAGAATATCTGATAGCCAAATCCCAGGGCAGATAGAAAAAACGATAATAAATCGTTATCGAAAAATTTGGGGCAACGGTAAATTCAGATTAAGCGATGAGTCTTATTGCAATGGGAAATCTCAAACAAAGAAAATCAAAACGTATCACGGATTTGAATTCAATGCCACCCATAACCATAAACTGAAGGTCGTCCGAAATCAAGAAGCCGTATGGACCAGAATGGATGAGATGAAGGTTGGAGATAAGATATTGTTAGATCGTTCTGTTAGGTGGCACAATGGCGATTCGGGGGTTACGGAAGATGAAGCGTATGGCTTAGGATTGTTGGTTGGAGATGGTACATATACCAAGAGTAATTTGGTAGGATTCGCAACAGAAGATAAAGAATTGTCGACTGCAGTCCAAAAGATAGTTCCGATAAAACAAAACAGATATCAACGAGAGCACGATCCTGATCACTGGATTTATTATAATAGAAATGCAAGAGAGCAATGTTTGGGGAAATTCGGTATTCATCACTATAAAACCAAAGATAAACAATTCCCAGATACCATCCTCAAGTCATCGAGGGAGGTAACGTCCGCTTTCATTTCTGGTTTGTTCGATTCAGATGGCTGTGTACAGGTAACAACTGCGCGTGGAGGTACACACATAGCTGTTTCATTCTACAATACCAGCAAAGAATTGATGAGACAACTTCAATACGTTTTATTACATTATGGTATCGTAGCTCACGTGTCGTCCAGGAAGAGAAATGACAAATGGGAGAGATGTTACGAGTTGTTTATAACTGGCAACGACGTACTCATTTTTTCCACAGAAATAGGATTTATGTTACGAAGGAAGCAAGAAAAACTTCTCGAAGGGATTGACAAAAAGAAACGCTGGATGGACCAAAACGATTCCATCCCTGGTGTTCTAGAGGATATGATAGACATAGCCGACAACAATAAACCTAAGTGGCATACTGGTGTTTGTGTGGCCGTATGTGCCGGTAGGCTCAAAGTGAGAAAGTCGGTTAGCAGACCACTCGTAGAGAACTTCCTAAGAGTTTATGGCCACCTAGATGACCCGAGAATAGACCATATTCGTTGTCTTGCCAATCCTGATGTATATTATGATGAGATAGTTTCCATTGAAGATGATGAATGTGTTACGTTTGATGTGCATGTGCCAGAAGGCCATGAGTATTGTGGTGGAGGCTATCATAGTCACAACACAAAAATTCGCGGGTTTCGTGCCACGACCGTGATTGCGGACGAAATGCCTAGTATTCCTCAAGACGTATTCGACGTAGTCGTGCGAGGATTTGCTTCTACGACCAAAACACCAGTTGAGGAAGCTCGAAGGATAGCTTTTGATAAGCAGTTGCTCAAACTGGATATCCCCAAAAATATCAGGCAACAAATTGTCGCAGATGCCAAAAGTAGGGGCGGTAATCAGATCATACACTGTGGGACTGCGTATTATGCATTTAACCACTTTGCAAAACTACATGAGATGTGGGAGGCTATCATTCGGAGCAAGGGTGACCCAGATATAGTTGCAGAGATTTTCGGTGGAGAGAATCTAGTTCCAGATAATTTCGACTATAGAGATTATGCCGTCATGAGAATCCCTCACAATCACTTGCCAGAAGGACTATTAGACCCAAAACAGCTAGCTCACGCAAAAGCCACTCTACCCAGGAATATCTATCTTATGGAATTCGGGGCTTGCTTCGTGTCAGATTCGGACGGTTTTTTCCCTCGTAGTCTAATTGAAGGATGTACAGTCGGACCAAACAAGCCAATAGAAACTCCAGATGACCAAGTAACGTTCACGCCATTAATGAGAGGGTTCCACAAGGTTAAGTATGTTATGGGAGTTGACCCAGCCGCAGAAAGAGACAATTTGGCAGTTACCGTAACCGAGGTATTTGCTAATCACTCTAGAGTAGTCTACTGTTGGGCTGTTAACAAGAAGGAATTTATCAAAAGGAAGAAAAAGGGATTAATTACTGATGATGATTACTACGCATATTGTTGTTCTCGCATTAGGGACATCGTCAGATTGTTTAATCCAGTACGTATAGAAATGGATAGCCAGGGCGGTGGATACGCCGTAGCAGAGATGTTGAGAAACAAAAAACTGCTAGACAAAGAAAAGAAGGATTTTCCCATTTACGAGGTCATCGACCCCAAAGAACCCAAAGAAACCGATGGAGAAACTGACGGACGACGTATTCTACATCTTGTCAAGCAAACTTCTGAATATAATCAAGATGCCAACATCGCTCTGCACAAAGCATTCGAAACAAGGTCTTTGCTGTTCCCAGCTTTTGATAGTGTTAAAATGTTTTCTGCTCTTGAACAAGAGAAGGCTGTGGGTGTTATTTTTGATACCTATGAAGAAAATGTATTCAATATTGAAGAATTAAAGAATGAGCTTTGTACTATTCAGATGAGTGAAACAGCAACGGGTAGGGAGAGGTTCGATACCCCCACAGTGGTTAAAGCTGGGGCTGTAGAAGGTCGTGTTCGAAAAGGAAGACTCCGTAAAGACAGATATACAGCACTACTTTTATCTTACAAGTATATCTACGATACAGATATAACCCCCGATTGCAATATCGACTATGAAGACGTAGCCGGAAACGTTGTCAAAAGGGAAAAGCCAGGTAAGGATGAAGTTTACTATCTAGGGCCTGGGGTGGGTCGTATGCGCAACGCCGAAGGTGCTCGTAAGGGTAATATTTTCAAAGCTGTCAAAAGAGGGGAGCGTATTTAGGTGGTGTATAATCAGTTGGATTGTATTCGCATTGTAATTGGATGGGGGTAAAATGGCTACAAAGGAAACTCAAGGCAAACCTAAGGAAGTTTTTTACACCAAGGGCGAAGAGGGGATAACCGAACACACCCTCCCCGGTGTTAGCCACTTGAACCACGGGATTAGCCATATTACCAAAGCATCAAGTACCAACCAGCGAGCGGGATTTAATAGGCATGATTATGATAGAGACCGACCGAATGATAGATTACCGACAGAGCACGCTAAAATCGTCGAGGCTTGCCAGTCCGTTTATCGTAGGGTTGGGATGGTTCGTAATATCATTGACCTTATGACCGATTTTGCCGCCGAGGGACTTGTATTACACCACACAGTTAAAACTCAAGAGAGGTTTTTCCAAGAGTGGGCCAAGCGAGTGGATCTACAGGGTAGGGCTCATGATTTCATGAAATTGCTGATGCGAGACGCCAACGTTATTGTTCGGCGAAAGAACGCGTTTATAACGAAACCAGCTGCTAAAGAGATGACCAAGGGCAGTTTAACTGTAGATGAAACTAAGGTTACAGATAAACCAGAGAAAATTAAGACCACGAAGAAAACCGCCAACAGGAGAGAAATTCCATGGAGTTATACATTTTTGTCTCCAACGATGGTAGAGAAAATAGGCGGTGAAGTCGGCAAATTTTTTGGTTCGGACGCATTGGGGTTGAGAATTCCCGCTTCACTGTTAAATTCCCTCAAGAATCCCAAAACTGCTGCCGAGAGAGAATGGATAAAAACTATTCCACCCCAGATCAAGCGAAAGAATATGTCATCCAATTTAGTATACGCTTTAGATATGAACGAGATTTATGTTGACTATTATAAAAAGGACGACTGGGAAGATTGGGGAACGCCGTTTTTATATGGCGTACTAGAAGATATAATGTTCAAGGAGAAAATGCGTTTAGCTGACATGGCAGCTCTTGACGGTGTTGTAAATGTTATTCGAATTTGGAAGCTGGGAAAATCAGATCAACAGATTGTACCCGCTCCGGCTATCGTAGATAGACTAATTGGTATTTTACAGAGCAATACCGGTGGGGGAGTCATGGATCTCGTATGGGATGACATGATTGATCTTAAGGTAGAATATCCACCAATAGATAAAATTCT